TTTACCTCTTTCACCATTAATAAAAAAGGCAGTTTACCCGCCCCATATTGTTTCATTTCATTTTTAGGTTCAAAACCTAAATATTGTAACCATTTTAACGATTTCCAATTCCTTCTATCTACCCAATTATAAAGATATTCATATCCATTCCCCATTTGAGAAATCCAATATGGACATTCTTTCATAAATTGTTTTGTATGTTTAAATAAATCTTCACTTGATATTAACCAAGCTACCCCATAAGCAGGGTCGTGACTTGGACATGCTCCAAACATACCTATGACTCCTTCATTAAGAGTTCCTACAATAGTATAATTTTTACTTTTATCTACTGCAAAAGAAGTGACAAGAGCTTCCAAAGGTGATTTACCATCTGAAGCCCTTATTTCTTCTCTATCAGCTATCCTAACTTTTGGAGCTAATTGTAGTGCGTCCTTTATCTTTGCAGGACGTACATAATTCTCTTCTAAACCTGTTACTGCCATACCTAAATTCTACTTGCTCTATTATGATAATAGCCCTCTACTTCTGCACCTGCTATATACATAGGCAAGTGTGAGCTACTCTTAATATCAAAAGTAAAATCGGTATTTCTACATTGTACTGGAACTTTAATTGTGCCTGAAGTTATAGCGGGATTACCCACTGTAGCTCCTGCCGCACCTATAATATATCCGTTCATTATTGTTGTAGACGTACTTCTGTTATTTGGTGTTACTTCAACTTCAAAGAAACCTGAGTTCTCAAAAGTTAATGCTATATTTCTAATTTGATAACGACCTGTAGTAATTGATAACAACCCTCTTCCAGTGTTTTCTCTTACATATTGTGGTGATAATGTATACAAAGAAGCATACGGTGTTCCTAACCATACGCTAGTATGATTACCAACTAAAGTAAAAGTAGTTGCAGGAGTAACAAAATTTGTAACAGCTAATCTTACAGGGTCAGAAGAAGTCACAGTTAAATTTGAAGCTCCTGCCACTGCTCTTGTAACTGTAATTACATTTGATGCAGGATTAGGAGCTGAATATCCCGCTAAACCATTAATACCATAAAGGCTATAAGCTCCGACAGCAATATTATCTGCTGTAGATGCCGCATCTACTCCTACACTAAATTCATTTGGATTAGTAGTTGGGTTTGTTGCTGTCCCTGTCATTGTTGTAGAAACACCAGCATTGTCCGTAAATGTGAGAGTAGTTCCGACAGCAATGTTGAGTGCATCTGTAACTGTAATTGTGCAAGTTGCATTAGCGGCATCTGTAAGAGCATAATTTGTTCCATCAGTTCTATCAACTGCCATTAATCCGTCTTTATATCCATACGGAGAAACAAAAGTTGTTAAACCAGTGCCACTAGCATAAGTTCCTGTTACTGATGTTCTTTTATCAATATATACACCAAAACCTAGTGTTTCATCTTTTAAATTTCTTAAATCTATTTTAAATAATTTTGTAGTTTTTCCTTCAGCCGTAAATAAATAAATAATACTTTCTACTGAAAATCCACCGAGTATTTTAACTCCTGCAAATTCCCATTTAGACCAAGCAGTTTGTACTTTATCACCACCATCAAAGAAATATTTATATATAAACATAGTATCAGCGTTAGTTGCTGTTACGTTTGAAGTTGTAGCATACGGAGCTACTTGAGTATCTGCCGTATCAGAACATAAAAGTGCTAGACAATCTTCAACTGTATTACTTAGAATTTGATAAGCATTAGTTGGAATTAAAGTTTGTACTGAAACTGAAATATCTAAACCATCATTTGTTAATGTTTCATCATCAGAATAATATTCTCTTAGTGCTGTATTGTTTGTTCTTGCCTGAGTGAAGTATGCAAACCTTCCTGCCGATATAGGACTTACTGCTTCATCATGTTCAAAACTTGAAACTTCAGGGAGAATAGAAGTCGTTGGACTAACCATATCTCCTGCATGTCCAAGTTTAAATTGAGCTGTATCAGAAAATAATAATAATGTTTCATTAAATAATACAGAACTTTTAAGTGTATTAACTTGTCTACCTGAAGCCGCTACATCAATAGGGTCAGTGTCTAAAACTTGTGTAACTGTTGTAGCATAGAAATTAAAGAAATCAGCATTACCCGATAAAATTAAATTCTCTCCTGATAATATTCCTAATCTATTTTTATAAAAAGTTAAATTCTCTATTGTTTTACCAACAAAAGTTGGGTCAGGATTAGTGTCTGTTGCATTACCACAAGTTCTATCTGACCATGTATTTTTCTTAAATGTAAATGTACCATCATTATTATTTACTAAAGCATGTGGCATTGTTGTGTCTGTTACTCCTAGACTTGTAGCAGGAGCTACCGTTTCAGTCCACACACCAACTCCATCAAATTTTACAAAATAATCTGAAAGTGTATCACCTTCGTCACCAGTAATTTCCATAATAGTGCCTATTTTTCCGTAATAAGGTAATTTTGTAAAATCTTGTATTTTATCTCTAACAGCATACATAGCTGTATCGCCTGAACCATCAGCAGTTGTTACAGTATAATCTGCATTTCCATCAGTAGGTTTACCATAAATAACTGAATTGTGTTGTTCAAAAGTAAATTCCGCAGTGATTGGAGCATAATTATTCAATCCTTGTGTAGTAGATACACTTGCCCCTGTCGCTTTATTAATTGTTTTAAATCCTATACCATTCGCACTAGCATTATAATGTGCACTTGCAGTGCCTAATAAAAGTATATCTATTATTTTAGCTGTATCTCTATATTTACTATCAGTTGAAGCATCATTTCCTGTAGGTACTTGAAATATTACTTCATATCCTTCAGCGAATCCTGCTGTAACAATATCAGGGTGATTAATCGCAACTTTATATTCTCTACCGTAATTAGTTGATTTACAATAGATATGAAATTCCTCTATTTTTGCCGCAGTTTCCGAACTATCAGCAGTGGGAGTAATAGACCTATTAACAACAAAAGTGTAATCAGCAATATTAACCATACGAAAATCACTTTTAGGATTAGTAGAATTAAGGTATGTATTTCCATCAGGATAACTGACAGTTTTTTCATTACCTAATAAATCAAAAACTCTAACTCCATTGTCATAAAACGCACACATGTACCGATTGCTTGAATCTCTTTGAATATTCCATATTTTAGTTGTGTTAGGAAAGACATTCGTACCATCTAAAGTAGCGACATATTCTAACGGTGGTCTCTTTGACAACCCATCAACAATATTATTTTGTAAATTAACTTGGTCTTGACCTTGATTAATTCCTCGTTGTGATGGAGTTTGTTGAGACATACCATTTAGAAAATTAGGTATAGATTGTGAAACAACGCCACCCATTATTAAGTTCTCCTTTGAGTTCTATTAATTATTGAATAAGTATTAGAATCTCCTTCTAAAATATTTGCATCAGCACTTCTACTATCAGCTTGTTGAAAAGCTGAAAGTGCTTCTTGTTCATCATTTCCTGCCAATTCAACAATTTCTTTATCTCCAATAAATCTTGACGCAAAACGTCTAGCTGATTTAGTTGTTATGTATTGTCTTGCATATTCGGGGAGTTGTTCAAATTGTTGGACTAGAACTAAGTCACATGTAGGTAGGACTGAAGATGTACCGAAAACGTCTGTAGAATCAGTTATGTTGTATAAATAACCATCACGCATAACTATATTTAAGTATCGGTATTGTGCAGATGCGTCAGCTTGAACGCAATTAGAGGGTAAGGGAACTTTATTATCAATATCTTTTGTTAGTGTATAAGCATAATGAGTATTGAAATTCCAACCCATAGACTGAACAGTCATAGATGTTTCATCTAAAATATTTTTAGCGACAGATACGTCAGTTGTAATAGTTCCTGTAATTGTATTAACAGGAGCTTCTCCTATAACCGACAGCATTTGGTTTACCGCCTGAAGTTCAGTAGTTGGGGTAATTTGTGTTGCCATTATTTTATAATACTAATCAAAACGATAACTATAATAACTGTGACCACACTAAGTCTAATCTTATTTTTCTTAGTAAGGCTTTGCCATTTTTGTTTAAGTTTATCCATATATCCTTTTTATTTATTATTAAAATAACTAGAGGGGATTTGACTCCCCCCTAGACTCTTAGGTTTAAGATATTTTGATAGTCTTTTCTTTCTTCTCTTCAGGTAAATCCTGAATCAAAGAAACATTAAGAACACCATCTTCTAACTTAACTTCTTTTACTTCCGTAAATTCAGCAAGTTTAAATGATTGTTCAAAAGACCTTTCACCAATACCTTTGTAAAGAAAATCTTTCTCATTCTTTACTTTCTTTCCTTTTATCTTTAAGACATTTTCTTTCACAGAGATTGTCAGGTCATCTTTTGAAAACCCTGCAATCGCCATTGAAATGTTATATGCACCATCTTTTATTTTTTCAATATTGTATGGTGGATAACTAACAGTCTTAAAACTATCAAGCTCATCAAAGAGGCTATCAAAGCCTACTGTGAAAGCTCTAAACGGTGTTAAGTCTAGTGTCATTGTTGCTCCTTTCTTTTTTAAGCGAGTTAATCAAGATACCCACTAGGCATATCTTGAAATTAAAGTAAGAAAGGGCGTATATTTCAACGCCCTCTCTAATTGTTTTTGTGTTATAGTATAAACCAACTATTACGCTGATTTAATTCCTACAGCCGCTTCAGGTCTTAGGACATCATGTCCCATAGCGTATTTCGCTACCATTAGCGTTCCTTGTCTGCGAATATCGTATTCTGATTCAACAGCCAAGTCCATAAGTTTAACAGTACCAACAGCACTTGGGTGACTTACCAATCCTGCGTAGTCAGATAGGTTTATAGTGTATGGAGTTGTTCCACCTGCACCATAAGAACCAACAGCTACTCCCGCAGTAACGTGGAAGTTTGTAAAGTGAGCTACAGGTACTAATTCAATACCCGCAATTTTCTGCACTCTACCCTCAGCAATAGAACCTTGACCTCTAAAGTCAACATTTATTGCATTAGTCGCATTTGCTAACTTGTAGTAGTTTTCGGGTTTTAGAAAACATTTTCTACCTTCGCTTGGAACGTAGTTGTCGTCTAAAGTTTGAGCCGCACTAAAGAGTTCAGTAATGAACGCATTAGCCGCCGTACTATCAGTAGCATGTGCTATGTCAGTGTTTGTTAGTGTAGTTCCCGCAGGGTAACTAGAGTCACTTACGTTTGCCGAAGCAACCGAAGCTCTACCAATGTTTATTAAGATGTGTCTGTCCTTAGCATAAGCCAAAGCTCTGCCAATTTCAGAACTGTAAGCACTTCTTACGTCCCAATGGTTCTTAGCTTCCTCAATATTTGAAAGGAATACACTAGATATTAAAAGGTCATTAATCGTAATAACCTTTTCGTTGTGATTCACATCAGAACCAAGTATTTCTGCTCCTGCTGTGTGGTAAGCCGAGCTAATTCTGCCCATTACTGGGAAGGTTGCCGACTTACCGCTTGAGATAGTTCGCACTAACTCCGCTCCGCCTGTTTTTGAAGCTCTGTCAAAAGAAGTTAATACTTCTCCTGCAAAAACTTTTAGAAACAGAGCGTCTTCTGCTCCACCCGCATTAACTTGTCCGAGTGAAACTGGTGTTGCCGCCGTCATAATTATTCTCCTTATATTATGATTATTGTTAATAAAAGCCTTGTACTTTCAGCTTCTTACACTAAATTGTCTTCCCGCAGGAAGGTCAAGTTAATCTACTTATTTACTTGGCAGTTGCCACCTATAAAGGTTGCACAACTATTTTTTATTTTTCTTCTCAGCTTCTTGAGCCTTATCAAGAAGTTCATTTATATTCTTTAACGCTAAAGTAGATACAGTTAATTTATCATATCTATTTTTAATTGTGTCAAGAATATTATCGTGGTCAGG